ATGGCACGATCGCGACGGCGTGAGATTCGTTACCTGTCCAGCGCAGACCGGCGACACTACATGCGACCGCTGCAGGCTGTGCGCTAAGGCGGACCGTGGCGCGGTGGTTGCCTTCCGTGCTCACGGATCGAAACGGAAGAAAATCGGAGAGAGGCTAGCAGCTGCTCTGTGATCTGCTACAATTGACAGCAAGCGGCCACCTAAACCGCACAACCCTACAAAATCATGTCCCTTCGTTCTGTCGATTCCGCAACCTTTGACGCTTGGCGCCTCGGTGGTTGCCTCGCTGTGCTCCTGTTCTCCCTTAGTACAACAGGCTTGCTGTTTGCTGTGGAGGA